ATCGAGCGGCTTGCTGGTAGGGTGATCCTTATTGCGCTTTGGCTTATCGTAGTTCCAGATGGTGGTCTGCTTGCGGTCGGAATACCACGGGTGCTTGCCGTTTTGCAAAAAGCCGTAGAGCACAGGTTCATGCTGCCACTGATAATCGGAGCGACCGAGCACGAGGCTGTTCTTTACCCAGATACACACACCGGCGAGGTGGAAGCCTGCGTCAATGAATGCCTTTCGGAACGTGAGCCCTTCGGTATCCGCATGGAAGCAGTAAGCGGCTCCGCCTTTTTCGAGGTGGTCAGCCATGTTCTTAAAAGCTGCCAGCAGGAACTTGTAAAATTCTTCGCCCTTGAGAGAGTCGTTCTGGATCGTAAGGCCGTCCGAGGCTTTGAAAGATACGCCGTAGGGCGGATCGGTCAGGACGAGGTTTGCTTTCTTGCCGTCCATGAGTTTTTCCACATCTTCCGGCGAGGTGGCGTCGCCACACATAACACGATGCCTGCCGACTGTCCAGATGTCGCCGGGCTCCACGAAAGAAGCCTTCTCAAGGGCAGCGGTGAGGTCAAAGTCATCATCGGCGATGTCCTTTTCATTCCCGGTGCCGAGCAGCTTATCCAGCTCACCGGCGTCAAAGCCGAGGAGAGATAGGTCAAAGGACTGATCCTGCAGGTCAGATAATTCGACCGACAGCATTTCCTCATCCCAGCCTGCGTTGAGCGCCAGCTGATTGTCCGCAAGGATATACGCACGCTTTTGTGCTTCCGTCAGGTTCTCGGCAAAGACGCAGGGCACGGTTTCATATCCTTCCTCGCGGGCAGCCGTAATGCGACCGTGGCCGACGAGGATGTTATAATCTGCATCAATGACCGCAGGACTCACAAAGCCGAACTCCCTGAGAGAAGCGCGGAGCTGTGCGATCTGCTCCTTGCTATGCGTCCGGGCATTCCGGGCATAGGGCACCAGTTTATCAATAGGTACCTGTTCCAATTTCTGTGTGTTCATTTACATATTCCTCCTGCTTCGAAGCAGCTGCTCCATCACGCTGTCCTGCGGGCTGCCCTCAAAGGGCTCGGTGCAGTTTTGCTTCACAATGTCATAAATCTCGTACCAGAGCAGGTTGGCCTGCTTCTGAAAGTTCATTAAAAGCTGTGTGAAAGGGCTCGCAATGGCAGCGCCGGTGGTCGGGTGCTTTCCGAGCATGCCGTATTTGCTGACAGCTTCGGAGCACTGAATGTACCGGGCAAAGGCCTCAGAGTAGCTTTCGAGCAGGCGCTTGTTTACCAGCCTCTCGCAGCCACGTTCCTTGAGCCACAGCCATGTTTCCTTATAGATTTCATCTGCGCCGAGGGGCTTGCCGTCCTTCTGAAGAGCAGAGAGGTAATCGTCCGGACTTGGCATATCCATGCCTTCCAGCTCTACGCCGTCACCGATGTCGTCAACATCGAAGTCGGTCATGTCTTCTGTGAAGTCCGGCAGCTCCATACGCTTTGCAGGTGCGCCTTTCATAATTTTGTCGGCGAGGGCGTCCGGCTTGGAGCCAGCTTTGACACGCCGCCCGCCGCGATAGGTTCCGTCTTTCGCCATGTCGATCACTTCCATTTCTGTGGTGCAGGGTTTAATACCCTGTTTGAATTGCAATTTTTGCGTAAAAGACCCCGCGCCGTTTTCCGGGGAAAAGGGTCGTAGAGATTTTGACCGCCCTACCGGTCACCACGTTCACGGTGAATTTTCTCGTGGCACGAGCGACAAAGGCTCATCAGGTTCGACTCTTCATTTGTTCCACCCTCGGAGAGAGGAGTGATGTGGTGGACTTCTTCAACAGCAACGTAGCGTCCTTCCTTCAGGCATCGCTCGCAGAGAGGATGCTTGTGGACGTAGCGGTCACGGATTCGTTTCCAAGCCCTGCCGTAACGCTTGCCGGTGGAGTAGCCACGCTGGAACTTCTCGTAGTGTTGTTCCATGACCTTGGTGTGCTCCTCGCAGTAAACACCGTCGGTCAGGTTCGGGCAGCCGGGAAATCGGCACGGTCTTTGTGGTTTCCTTGGCATCAGCCGCGCCTCCTTTCTGGGCATAAAGAAAGCCCTGCAGGATAATCCCGCAAGGCTTGTGGACTGCGCGTGCAGCCGTTTCTTTATTCTGTTCGCTGATTATATACTATCATATTGGGCGGGTGGACATCTTAGGACAAAGCAGGACATTTCGGGCGCATTTCAAATGATAATCGGATCATCCGGAAGCGTCACATGAAGGAGCGCCTTGCCGTGCCAGCGACGAATGGTGCGGGCATCTGCACAGAGTTCCATTCCAATCTGCTCCCAAGTATAGTTGTGGATGTACCGGTACTTGAGTACCATGCGCTCGTCGGTATCAGGAACTGCCTCAATGACCTCTCGTATCTGTTTCTTAAGGTCTGATAGCATTTCCAGCTCACCGGCGATTTTCTTTTCCAGTGTCCACAGTTTCTCAAGCGTCCGGACAAAGGGAGCTTCCGTATTTCGGGAAGTCTGCACGCGGTCTTTATCATATTGGATAGCCGACACGCTACCCGCCATCTCACGCAGGTTTTGTGCTTCCATTGTGTCGGACTTGATTCTCTGATCAAGGCGGTAGGCCTGATGGAGATATTCTTTTACTGTCATTTGGCTTTCGCCTCCTCTCGTAGTTTGTTTATGAGATACTCACCGTCCACGCTTGTCAGGGCTTTGTACCAGCAGGAGCGGAAGAACCGTTCACACTCCATTGCATCCGACATGGCGGCTTGATTACCGGGCTTCTTTTTCAGGCGCTTCAGGGCGTCCCGGTAATCCTTCACTGCCTGCAGCACGATGGCATTGGCGAGATTTTCATAAGGATCGGTCATCACACCACCTCAAGATCAGCCTTGACCGCGTCAATCAGTGCGGTCTGCGTCATCTCTTTCTTGGATAGCGCCTTTACAATCCTTTCGTCGATGGTGCCCTTGGTAATAATGTGCTGGATCACCACAGTGCCGGATTTTTGACCTTGCCGCCAGAGACGGGCATTGGTCTGTTGATATAATTCCAGCGACCACGTAAGACCGAACCACACAAGGGTGGAGCCTCCGGCCTGAAGGTTCAAACCGTGACCGGCAGAGGCCGGATGGATGACTGCTACAGGAATCTTTCCCGCATTCCAGTCAGCAATATCTCGGCTGGTCTTGATCTCCCGAACATTGAAGCGGTTCTTGATGCGGCTTAGGTCATGTCGGAACCAGTAGGCCACAAGAAGCGGTTTTTCATTGGCGGCCTCGATAATATCCTCCAAAGCGTCCAGCTTCCTATCGTGGAACTCGATGACCTCACCGGTATCGGCATAAATGGCACCATTTGCGAGCTGTGAGAGCTTGCCCGTAAGCGATGCGGCATTGGCAGCAGTCACTTCACCATCGGGGAGCTGCAATATGAGCTCCTGTTTCAAATCTTCATAACGGCTGCGCTCAGTGTCGGAAAGCTGCACTTCATATTCTGTTGAAACCAGCTCCGGCATCTTCAGATGGTCGGTAGATTTCATGGAAATCGTGATATCCGAGATCCTCCGATAGATGGCATCCTCCGCATAGGGCAACGGCTTATAGGAGTAGATGATCTCGCCGTTTCTCTTGTCCGGCATGAAGTAATTCGTCCGGTACTGCGTGATAAAGCGTCCGAGGCGCTCACCCATATCCAGAACCTTAAACTCTGCCCACAGATCCATAAGACCGTTGGAAGAAGGCGTGCCGGTAAGCCCGATAATGCGATGGAGCTTCGGTCTCACTTTCATCAGGGACTTGAAGCGCTTAGCCTTGTGGTTTTTGAAGGATGAGAGCTCGTCGATGATCACCATATCGAAGTCGAAGGGAAAACCGGACTCGTCAATGAGCCACTGCAGGTTCTCGCGGTTGATGATCGTGATATCCGCTTGCTGCATAAGGGCTGCCTTCCGTTCCTTTGGCGTCCCGACTGCGACCGCATAGGTCAGACCGCTAAGGTGCTCCCATTTCTGGATCTCCGCTGGCCATGTGTCGCGGGCGACTCGTAAGGGCGCGACCACCAGAACGCGGTGGACTTCAAAGCTGTCAAACAAGAGGTCGTTTACTGCCGTCAGGCTGATGATCGTCTTGCCGAGTCCCATATCCAGCAGGACTGCGGCCACAGGGTGCTTTTCGATATAGCGGATGGCATAGTCCTGATAATCATGTGGATTGAAGTTCATCGATCATCCCTCCAATCTGCTCCGGATCGTCAATGACATAGACCGGAAAACCCAGCTCCCGCAGCAGCCTGTGGCGTGAGAGCTGGAGCGGGCGTGGCTTTTTGCCGGGTGCCTTCAGCTCTGCGAAACCGATATGGCCGTCAGGGAGTAAGATCAGGCGGTCGGGCATTCCTGCGAAAGAGGGACACACCAGCTTAAGTGCAATGCCACCATGCTTTTTAACCGTCATAGTTAACTTGTTTTCTATCTGTTTTTCTATCATTGCAAACCTCCGTCAGGCGTTAATTTCAGGGGATGTGCAAGGTGTATCAATGGTATTTACCAAACTTTTTCTTAGAGCTATTTTTTAAGGCCTAAGAGAGTTTTTATATAAGACCTTGATACACCTTGTCATAGTCCCGG